CCCAGTCGATGCCACCCCCCGGCCTGCCGGGGGGCCGGGGCCGGGGTTCGCGCCGGCTAGGGGGGCACGAAGCTGGGTACGAACGCGCGAGGGTGGCACCCGTATTTTTTTTGGACCCCTCCACGACTTCGAGTCCACCCACAGTCCACCCACGGGCACCGATGAGTGACGAGGCGCTCAGCTCTCTGCGGCGGTGGCGGGACAGTCCGCTCGCCTTCGTGCAGGAGGTGCTGAAGGTGGTGCCGGACCCGTGGCAGGAGGAGGCGCTGAAGGCGATCGCGACGCAGCAGCGGGTGGCGCTGATCGCGTGCAAGGGGCCTGGGAAGAGCTGTTTCGAGGCGTGGGTGATCTGGTGGTTCATGGCGACGCGGCCCTACCCGAAGATCGCCTGCACCAGCATCACGGGCGACAACCTGCGGGACGGGTTGTGGACGGAGCTGGCGAAGTGGCAGCAGCGTTCTCCCCTGCTCAGTGGGCTCTTCGAGTGGCGGCAGGAGCGGATCGTGAACCGGGAGAGCCCGGAGACCTGGTGGGCGTCGGCCCGGCAGTGGTCCCGGAGTGCCGATTCGCAGCAGCAGGCCGACACCCTGGCTGGTCTCCACGCCGATTACGTCCTGTTCGTATTGGATGAGGCAGGCGGCATCCCCGACTCCGTTGCTGCGGCAGCGGAGGCCGCGTTGTCGACCGGCGTGGAGACCAAACTCCTGATCGCCGGGAACCCCACCGTGTTGGAAGGTCCGCTGTATCGCGCGGCGACGAAGGACCGTCCGATGTGGTGGGTGAAGGAGATCAGCGGGGACCCGGACGATCCGCTCCGGGCGCCGCGAATTTCGAAGGTCTGGGCGCAGCAGCAGATCGACACGTTCGGCCGCGACAGCAACTGGGTGCGGGTGAACGTCTTCGGGAAGTTCCCGTTGGCCGCTCACAACGCCCTCCTGGGCGTGGATGAGGTGGTCACGTCCATGCGGCGAGACCCGGACGCCGCGCTCTACCAGAAGATGCCCCGGATCCTTGGGGTGGACGTGGCTCGCCAGGGGAACGACCGGAGCGTGCTGGCGCCGAGGCAGGGCGTGGTCGCGTTTCGGCCGCGGGTCTACCGGGACCTCGATCTGATGCAGCTCTCCAACGAGGTGGCGCGCTTCATCGACGAGTGGCGGCCCGACGGAGTGTTCATCGACGAGACCGGGCTGGGCGTGGGCGTGCTCGATCGGCTCCGCCAGCTTGGGTTCCCGGTGGTGGGGGTCAACTTCGGCGGACGGCCGCGTGACCAGCACTACGCCAACCGCAGGTCGGAGATGTGGTGGCTGTTCGCTGAGTGGGTGAAGGCCGGCGGATCCCTGCCCGAGGACAACGAGCTGGTGCGTGAGCTGACCGCGCCGACCTACTCGTACACGGCGCAGGACAAGCTCACCCTGGAGTCGAAGGGCGACCTGAAGCTCCGGCTGGGCAGCTCGCCGGACATCGCCGACGCCTTCGCCCTCACCTTCGCCGAGCCGGTGGCCATCGCGGAGGTCGACGACGACCGCGAGGCCCAGACCCGCCGCAACCCCCGCAGCACCTGGGACTACAACCCGATCGCTGTCGCGAGGGCCTGACCATGTGCATCGGCAACCGCAGCAGCGCGTCCATCATCGACCCCGACGACAGCCTGGGCGCTGGCTGGGCCACGCTGAGCCAGCGCAAGCCCAAGTCTCCTCCAGGCGGGCCGCTCTCCGAGATCCCGGACACCGAGGACGCCTCTGCTCACCAGGCGGCCGAGATGGAGCGCCAGCACCAGCTCACCATGGCCGGCTACCGCTCGACCTTCCTCACCGGGCCTCGCGGCCCCGGCGGCCCCAGCCTCGCCGCCCAGACCGCCCAGCTCGTGCCTGGGCCTGGGCCACGTCAGGTGCCCTCGCGCACCCCCGACGACGTGATCTACCAGCCGTCCCCGCCGCGGGCCGGCGACCCCGACTTCCAGCCGATCCCCTCGCCTCGTAGCGAGCCCAGTGGCCGCAACCGCGACCCCGGCAACGCCAGGAAGAGCGGGCCCAACCGGACGCCTGCCTCCGGCATTCGGAACCCCAACTGGTGGGAGTGGACGTGAACGACATCCGCACGCCGCGGCAGCTCTACCTCACCCGGCTGAGGGCCCTGGAGAAGGAGTATTCCAACTGGCGGCCGGTCCATGTGGACATCGCCGAGCAGATCCTGCCGGGCTCCGTCCGCATCCAGCCGTCCGATCGCTCCAAGGCCTCGCTGGTCAACGACACCATCGTCAATTGCACGCCCACCCTGGCGCTGCGCACCCTGGGCGCCGGCTGCATGAGCGGCATCACCAGCCCCGCTCGCCCCTGGATGGCGCTGGGCTCGCCTGACCCCGAGGCCGCCGAGCACCCCAGCGTCCGGCCCTGGCTGCACCACGTCACCGAGCGGATGCTCGCCGTCTTCGCGCGCTCCAACCTCTACAACGCGCTGCCCGTCGTCTACGAGACCCTGGGCGCTCATGGCACCGCGGCCATGGTTGTCGAGGACGACCCCGAGGACATCATCCGCTGCTACGTCTGGCCGACCGGGTCCTACGTCCTGGCGCAGAGCCCCACCCTGCGCGTGGACACGGGCTACCGCCGCCTGGGCATGACCGTGTCCCAGATGGTCGGCACCTTCGGCCTGGAGAAGGTCTCCCCTCGCGTCAAGAACCTCTACGAGCGCGCGTCCTACGACGAGTGGATCGACGTGCTCCGCGCCATCGAGCCCAACCGCGACCAGGACCCCAACAAGCTCGACGCCGCCGGCATGGACTGCGTCAGCGCCTGGATGGAGTACGGCGACGGCGGCACCCAGCAGCTCCTCGACCGCAAGGGCTACCGCGAGTTCCCGCTCCTGGCCCCGCGCTGGTCCATCACCGCCGAGGACATCTACGGCCGCGGCCCCGGCCTCCAGGCGCTGCCCGATTGCAGGGCCCTCCAGATCCTGGAGCGCCGCAAGCTCCAGGCCGCCGACAAGCTGGTCAACCCGCCGATGGTCGGCCCCTCCGCCCTCAAGAACCAGCGGGCCAACCTCCTGCCCGGCGACGTGACCTACGTCGACTCCTCCTCCACCGGCAACACCTTCCAGCCGGCCTACGCCATCCCGCCGGTCGCCCTCAAGGTGCTCGACGAGATCATCGCCCAGCACGAGCGGCGCATCCAGCAGACCTTCTTCGCCGACCTCTGGCTCATGCTCGCGATGGACGACCGGCAGCAGCCGGTCACCGCCCGTGAGATCTCCGAGCGCCACGAGGAGAAGCTGCTCCAACTGGGCCCGGTCCTGGAGCGCATCCACGGCGAGCTGCTCGACCCGCTCGTCAACCGCACCTTCAACATCATGCTCCGCCGCGGCCTCATCCCGCCGCCGCCCGAGCCCATCCTCCAGACCGGCCTCAAGGTCGAGTACATCAGCATCATGGCGCAGGCCCAGAAGCTGGTGGGCATCGCCAGCGACGAGCGGCTCGCGGCCATGGTCGGCAACATCGCCGCCGTGAAGCCCGACGTGCTCGACAAGATCAACTGGGACCGCTTCGTCGAGGGCTACGCCGCCAAGACCTCCGCCGACCCCGACGTGCTGGTCGATCAGGACAAGGTCGACGCCATCCGAGCTGCTCGCGCCCAGGCCGCCGCCCAGGCCCAGGCCGTCCAGCAGAACCTCCCCGCCGTCGCCCAGTCCGCCAAGGTGCTGTCCGAGACCGACGTGCAGGGTGACTCCGCCCTCAACCGGCTCCTCAGCTCCATCGGCGCCCAGCCCGAAGGTGCCATGTGAAGCAGGGTCCTGCCGCCAAGCCCCGCCTTCAGGCCCAGCTCCAGGCCACGGCCGACCTCGCCGCCGAGCGCCTCGACGGCGACATCCGCGCCCTGGTCGGCAGCGCGCCTGGCGCCCGCGTCTTCTCCTGGCTGATCTACGGCGTCTGCGGCTTGGAGGACGCCTCGTGGGACGGCCACGGCGGCGTGATGAACCTCAAGGAGGGTCGACGGTCGGTGGGCCGCGATGTCGTGAACCGGCTCCGCGACCTGGGCGTGTTCCGCGAGGTCTACGAGGCCCGCTTCGAGGCCATCACCGCAGAGGACGCCGACCGCAAGGCCTTCATGGCCCAAGGAGAGAACGAAGATGTCTGACCCCACCACCCCAGCCCAGGCCCAGCTCCCGCTCACGCCTGCGAGCGAGGGGACCGATGCGCCTCCTGCCGCTGCTCCTGCTGCTCCTGCTCCTGCTGCGACTCCGGCTCCGGCGAAGGCCGCTGCTCCGGCGGCGCCGCCGCCTGCCAAGGCCAGCACCGTTCTCGGCCAGGAGCCCGCCAAGCCGCTCGACCTCAAGCTCCCGGAGGGCCTCAACTGGGATGACACCATCAAGACCGATTTCACCAAGACCGTTGGCGAGCTGAAGCTCGAAGGCGCCCAGGCCCAGAAGCTGGTGGACCTGGGGGTCAAGCTCGCCAAGTCGCAGCAGGAGGCCGCAGCGTCGGCCTTCTCCGCGGCCAAGGCC